TGACCTACAACCCAACAGCAGGTTCAGTTGACTTAGCCTCAACCACATTGCAAATTGTGATTGGTCGGGCAGTGCTTTAAGAATAGGGGGGTTCGTCCCCCCTTTCTTCGTTTTGGAGTTAATCAATGGCAACTTTTCGCTGTCTTCAGTCTGGTAACACAGTGAGTTTTACCTTGCAACATGACATTGACTCAATGAAGGGTCATCAGGGTTATGTGAGGATTGATGAACAAGAAGTGTCTGACATTCCTGATGAAGTGAGGAAAGATACTCCCTTCACGCCGCCAGTTGTACGGCGCATGGGTCGCCCAAGGAAAGTTGCAAATGTCTGATATAGACGCTAGAGATTTCGGAAAGCTGGAGGCTCAAGTTGAAGCTCTCCAGGCAGAAGTTCACTCTTTGAGCAAAGATGTGAAGGCTTTGCTTGAGTTGGCAAACAAGAGTAAGGGTGGATTCTGGATGGGAATGACCATTGCATCCACTGTTGGCGGCATACTTACCTATGTTGGTGAGAGGCTGTTCAAATGAAAGGTTTGCTCTCAGGGGTATCGTGCCCTATCGCCACTCAGGATATAACTGTTAACCTGAAAAACAGGAATAACGCATTCAAAGAGTTTGGTTATGGCCCACCCAACCCTGATGAAACAAATGATGCTTTCTGGCTGAAAAAGGCCAAGATGTATAACTCTCCCACTTCTACCATCAAGGGTATGTTGTGTGGGAACTGTGCCGCTTTCATTCAGACTCCTAAGATGATGGAGTGCATCAAATCTGGTCTGGAAAAGGATGAAAACGAGGGTGAGTTGTCCTATGACGAAAACTTTGTCAAGGCGGCTAACCTGGGATACTGTGATCTGTTTCAATTCACCTGTGCAGCGGCCCGCACCTGTGATGCCTGGAAGTCTGGTGGGCCAATAACCAAGGAAAAATCATGATGTATGGTAAGCCAATGAAAGAGTCAAAGTCTTCTTCAAAGAAGAAAAGTGTTCCTGTCACTGTCATGGTAGCAATTGGGAAGCCAAAGATGCTTCCTAAAAGGGGTCAGCGCACTGTAACCAACATGATGAGCAAAGCTAAAAAGGCAAAATAATGGCATCCTTAACCGCCCCTATCACCCTTTTAAACGCAGTTGTTGCAACTGGTGCATCAAAAGTCGTGCAAGCTGATGCTGGTCAACCTGCATTTCTGCAAGTTTCTGGTATTACCAGTGCAACTGTTGCTTTCCAAGGTAGCTTGGATGGGACAACCTTTGCCACAATTGGCACTGCTTTGACTGCTGATGGCATCGTAACTATTGCCAATGCTCCCAAGTATTTGAGAGCCAACTGCACAGTCTACACCTCTGGAACCATCACGGCTAAAGTGTTGTACTGATATGAAAATGACCAAAGCGGTTAAAAAGGTCAGAAAAGTCATGCGTGAGTACAAAGAGGGAACTTTGCATTCTGGGTCTAAAAAGGGGCCAGAAGTGACTTCCCGTAAGCAAGCAATTGCCATTGCATTGTCTGAAGCTGGCATGGCAAAACCTAAGAAGAAGGCCAAGAAATGAAACCTGGACTTTATGCAAACATCAATGCCAAACAAGCCCGTATCAAGGCTGGTTCTGGCGAGAAGATGCGTAAGGTAGGAGCCAAAGGTGCGCCTACTGCCGCTGACTTTAAGCAAGCTGCAAAGACTGCAAAGAAGGTTAAAAAGGTGAAGTAGATGAAATCTCCTGTTTGGCAAACAAAAGCTGGTCAAAATCCAAAAGGCGGCTTGAATGCCAAGGGCAGAGCATCTTATAATGCGGCAACTGGCGGGGACTTAAAACCTCCCGTCAAATCAGGGGATAATCCCCGTAGAGCAAGTTTCTTGGCTCGAATGGGCAACATGGATGGCCCTGAGTTCAAGAATGGTGAACCAACGAGACTGCTTCTTTCGCTAAAGGCATGGGGTGCAAATTCCAAGGCTGACGCAAAGGCAAAAGCTAAAGCTATATCCGCAAGGAACAAGGCAAAGGCGAAATGAGAGCATTATCAGTTGGTGTTAGTCCTACAGCGGCAGTAGACACAACAGTCTATACCTGTCCAAAGGGCTATTACGCCAAATTCACTGTAATGTATATACACAATACAGGCGGCTCTACCAAGCATATAACTGTTCAATGGTATGACGCAAGCGCTAGTACAACTCTTGATATATTGACTGCTCTTGATTTCAGCACTAAAGAATATTTGCAGTTTGATGGCAATGCCTACATTGTTTTAGAAGAAGATGACAAAATAAAAATAACTACTCAGGCAGGAAGCACATTCAGTTTTATCGCCACATTTGAACAAGAAGGGTTGGCAAGAGCATGACACTACTAGAACTTGTCAACGATGTGTTGATCCGCTTGCGTGAGCCTGTTGTAACCACTTACAACGAAACCACCTATTCCACTTTGGTTGCAAAGTTTGTGAACGATGCAAAGCGTCAAGTAGAGGATTCTTTTGGTTGGAATTCTTTGGGGCAGACCATAACTGTGACTACTGTGGCTTCAACTCCATCATATTCACTCACTGGTTCTGGTCAGAAGTTTCAGGTGATGGATGCCATCAACACAACCAGTAATGTTGGTTTGACTAACATCACATTTGCGGACATGAACCGCAAACAGAACTTCCTGCCCCTGGTCAACTCAATTCCTACAGAATTTACTTTTGATGGAATAGATGGTTCTTACGACACCAAAGTCAGCTTGTTCCCAATTCCTGATGGTGTGTACACACTGAAATTCAGTCTGACGATACCCCAGGCAACTTTGGCGACTGACAGCACTGTTGTGCTTGTGCCTGATGTAGTTGTTGCTCAAGGTGCGTATGCCAGGGCATTGGTTGAGCGTGGTGAAGATGGTGGATTGTCTTCATCAGAGGCATACACATTGTTCCGATCCATGCTCTCCGATTACATTGCTTTAGAGGCAAATCGGTATCCAGAAAATCAGCAATTTGTAGCAACATGAGCCAACAAATCCAGACCTTCTCTGTCTCAGCCCCAGGCTTCTTTGGGTTGAACACACAGGACTCTCCGCTTGATTTGGCGGCTGGATATGCTGCGATTGCTACAAACTGCGTGATTGACCAATATGGGCGCATTGGCTCTCGCAAGGGTTGGTCACGGGTAAATACATCCTCTGGCAACTTGGGGGCCAACAATGTTGGTGTCATCCATGAGTTGGTGCAGACTGATGGAACTTTGACTGTTCTGTTTGCTGGAAACAACAAGTTGTTTAAACTCAGTGGCACAAGTGTTGTTGAGTTGACCTATGGGGGGGGAGGTACTGGCCCCACCATTACCGCAAGCAACTGGCATTGTGCTTCTCTGAATGGAATCACATATTTCTTTCAGTCAGGCTATGACCCACTGATCTATGACCCTGCTGTAAGCACCACCACATACAGGCGTGTAAGCGAGAAAAGTGGTTATGTTGCGACTGCTCCACAAACCAACATTGTTATCTCTGCCTATGGTCGCTTGTGGACTGCTAGTAGCACTGCTGACACTGTAACTGTCTATTTCTCTGACTTGCTTGCAGGACACATCTGGTCAACAGGAACTGCTGGTTCTTTGGACATTTCACGGGTGTGGCCCAATGGGTCTGATGAGATTACAGGATTAGCGGCTCACAATGGGTTCTTGTTTATCTTTGGCAAGCGTCAAGTATTGATTTATGCAAATGCAACTACCCCATCAAGCCTGTCTCTGAGTGACACCATCAGTAACATTGGTTGCATTGCAAGGGACTCCATTGCCAATACAGGCAGTGATGTGGTTTTCTTGTCAAACAGTGGTGTGCGTTCATTGCTCAGAACCATTCAAGAGAAGTCTGCACCTTTGCGGGACTTGTCTAAGAATGTGCGTGATGACTTGATGACGATTGTAAATGCTGAGACATTGGCAAACATCAAAGCAGTCTATTCAGAGTCAAATGCTTTCTACCTGATTAACTTCCCTCTTGCCACCCAGACCTATTGCTTTGACACCAAGGCGGCTTTGCAAGATGGTTCTTCACGGGTAACTGTGTGGGATTCCATCACTCCAACTGCTTTCCTTGCTAAACGCAATGGAGACTTGTTGATTGGCAAGAATGGCTATGTGGGCAAGTATGGCACTTACCTTGACCATGCAAGCACATACCGCCTACAGTATTTCACCACCTATGCTGACCTTGGTGCGCCCAATGTCACATCCATCCTGAAGCGCATTGCTGTGGTGGTGATTGGTGGTTCAAGCCAAGGCTTCATCATCAAGTGGGGATATGACTTCACTGGGCAGTATTACTCCACTACATTGCAAATTCCTCAGTCTACTGTGTCTGAATATGGGACTGCTGAGTATGGGGCAAATGGTGTTCCTGTTGCCTACTACTCAGATGGCATTTCTTTGCAGACATTGATTGGTCAAACATCAGGTTCTGGCAAGACTGTGCAGACAGGTTATGAAGTGCAGATCAATGGGTATCCTGTGAGCATTCAAAAGATTGAGATTCAAGCCAAGAATGGCAAACTGGTTTAAGGAAGAAA